AATGATCAGGTCCGCAAGTCGGCGCCAAACCATCCGACTGATGTCTCAGCGAAAGATGATGAGCTATGGCGCGCGCGAGCGGCCGCCGATCAATGCCCGGCGCACGCTGACCGCATTCATATTTGGACCTATGTTCATGTTGGTGGGGGGTTCAAGTGCGCTTGCGGGGCGAAGCTCGATTCTTTCGATCCATCCGGAGCTAGCGCGTGACTGCCGACCTTGACCCGCAAGAGACGATATTCGTTGCGGCCTATCTCAAGTCCAATAACGCCAGCGAAGCCTATCGCAAGTGCAATCCGAAGGCCGCCAAGTGGAAGCCTCAGTCGGTGCATGTCAAAGCTAGCGAAATGATGGCTCGTGATAAGGTGAAGGTAAGGTTGGCCGCTTTACAAGATAAGGTTGTCGCCGCCGCCGTCGAAAAGGCCGCGATATCAAAGGCGTGGGTCATTGAGAAGCTTATCGAGAACGTGGATAGGGCCATGCAACATGCGCCAGTGCGACGCAAAAGCGCTAGCGGCGGCGAGGAAGAAATCCCTGGCGAGTTCGTCTACAACGGTAGCGTCGCCAATAAGGCGCTTGAGCTTTTGGGTAAGGAAGTCGGGATGTTTGTCGATCGCAAAGAGGTCGGCGGCCCTGGCGATTTCGCCCGCATGAGCGATGAAGAATTGGACGACTTCCTTGCCGAGCCGATAGTTGTTCCCTCATCAGATGCCAATGGTCGCGCAAAGCATTGACGTTCGAGCGCTCAAAGAGCGCAAAGCCGAAGGTAAACTGGAGAAGTTGCGCCGCGTAGAGCGGATGCAACAAAGCAATCTCCATGGTGGGCTGATACACTTCGTCCGGCATTTTTGGGGAGTTCTCGAGCCGAACAAGGAATTGGTTGAGGGTTGGGCGCTGCATGCGATCTGCGCCCATCTCGAGGCGGTAACGCGCGGGGAAATCAAGAAACTTTTAATAAATGTACCTCCGGGGTTCATGAAGTCTTTGCTATGCAATGTCTTCTGGCCAGCGTGGGAGTGGTCGGCGGCTGGATTGCCTGGGCTGCGTTATGTCACGTTCTCATATGCCGCCCATCTAACAGAGAGAGACAACGGGAAATTCAGGGATCTGCTGCGGTCCAGAGACTTCCAAGAGCTTTGGGGCCACGCCGTCAAGCTGACGGAAGACGGCAAGATCAGGATCAGCAACGCCGCAACGGGTTGGAAGTTCGCCTCATCAGTAAGGGGCGTCGGCACAGGTGAGCGCGGCGATCGGGTCATTCTCGACGATCCGCACAACGTTAAGGAAGGCGAATCGGAAGCGGTTAGGTCTGAGACGGTGCGTTGGGTGCGGGAGGGCATGTCCAACCGCCTCAATGACATGGTTACCGGCGTCATCGTCGTCATCATGCAGCGGGTACACGAGGACGACGTTTCCGGCGCCATCATCAAAGACCGCATGAACTACGTGTACCTGTGCATTCCCATGGAGTACGAACGAGCAAACCACTTCAGCAACGATTGGTTTGACGATCCTCGGGAAGAGCAGGGCGAGCTAGCGTGGCCAGAGAGGTTTCCGCAAAGCGTCGTCGATGATCTGCGAGGAACGCTCGGCCCTTACGCTTACTCTGGGCAGTATCAGCAGAACCCAGAGCCGCGCGGCGGCGGCATCATTAAGCGCAAGTGGTGGCGCAAGTACAATCTGCCGATCGGCGCCAAGCCTCGCCATCTGCCCGAATTTGTTGTGGCCAGCCTGGACCCGGCTTTCACGGCCAAAGAGGAAAATGATCCGTCAGGTTTCGTTGTCATCGGCGTGTATCGCGACAATGGCCAGCCTCGCATCCTGCTCATGCACGCATGGGAGAAATGGCTGGAGCTGCATGGCGAGACGCAAGACGCCAAGGACGGCGAAACCAAGCGAGCATTCCTCAATCGGACGCGGAAAGAGTGGGGATTGGTTGAGCAAGTCGCCAATGACTGTGAACGGCTCAAGGTCGATCTGCTGCTGATTGAGAACAAGGCGTCGGGTCATTCGGTAGCCCAGGAAATCCGACGCCTCTACAGCTATGCAGACAAGACCTGGGGCGTTCGGCTCGTTGATCCCGGCACCATCGACAAGCGCAACCGTTTGATATCAGTTCAGCATCTATTCGCAGACGGCTTGATTGAGGCGCCGTTTGACGACAAGTCTGGGCAGTTCCGAGATTGGGCCGACATCGTCATAGACGAGACGGCGAAGTTCCGTGGCGTTTCGGGCGATAAAGACAACCTCGTGGACGCGCTGGTGCAAGCCCTCAAGTTCTTGCGTGATGACGGGCGCATTGTTCGCCGCGAGGAGCGTGAGATCACCGAGCACGAAGCCAAGCGGCACAAGCCAAAACGCGAGCCGTTATATCCAGTCTGACAAGAGGAGCCTTCATGGCTGACAAGTCCAAAGAGCCAGCTTTTCCTACGCCTTCTGACGTTCTCGGCGCCGTCCAGCGCGGCTTGCGTGAGCTGCACGCTGGCCTCGAGCTGCCTGCTGAACAACTCAACATCGCCGCGTGCTTGGCGCAGCTTGAAGAGATGCATTGGCGCCTGTCGCATCTGAAAGCGCAGACGCAGCCTGCCGCCAATGGCAAGTCATCCGAGGCCCGAGCCAACTAATGGCCTTCGCCGATCTAGCCCCTGAGCCCAAGCGCCGCAAGCGCAAGGCCAAAGCTGCACCAGCCGCGCCCGTCGATCAAGACGTGATCGTGGTTGACGACAGCTTGTCGCTTGAGGTGGATGACGACGGCGATATTACCATCATCCCGCCAGAGGATGATGCCGGCGAGGAAGATGAAGGCTCCAAGGGCCACGACGCCAACCTCGCCCTCAAGATCGATGAAATGGAGCAGGGCCGCATTGCCGAGATGTGCTTAGAGGGCATCGAGGCCGACAAGAGTGATCGCGACCCATCGATCACCATGCGAGCCAAGATCATCGAGCTGCTCGGCATGAAGTTGGACGATCCAAAGTCGGACGTATCCGGCTCTACCATGGGCATGAGCACATCAGTTGTGCGTGACCCTATTCTGCTCGAGGCCGTCGAGCGCGGTCGCGCCAATGCCTATGCTGAGCTTTGCCCGGCGTCCGGCCCAGCTAAGGTGGTGAATTGGGACACCGAGACGCCCGGCACCGGTGAGTTGGCAACTGAGCTGGAGAAGGATCTCAACTACTACATGACCACGACCGCGTCCGAGTATTATCCCGATACGCGGTACATGCTCTGGTGGACATATCTGGCGAGTGGCACCTTCAAAAAAATATACCAATGCCCGCTGAGACGGCGGCCAGTGTCCGAATCCGTTGACATGAAGGACTTGATCATCCCGTCCAACTCGACCGATCTCAAGAACGCGGGGCGGATTACCCATGAAGTCAAGATGCGCAAGAGCGTGCTGCGCCGCATGCAGATTGCCAAGGTGTACAAGGACGTTGAGGTTGGCGAGGTAATGCCGGGAACGGTCAATGCTGTTGATCAGAAGATCGCCAGCACCGAAGGCGTCAAAGTTCGCCCGCAGCGCCAAGAGGATCAGGATTACACGATATATGAGTGCTACTGTGAGCTTGACATCAAGGGCCACGAGCACAAGGACGGCGGCAAGCCATCGGGGCTACCGCTTCCCTATCGTGTGACCATCGAGGCCGACAGCCGCAAGATCCTAGAGATCAGGCGCAACTGGGATGAGGATGACGAAGACTATACGGCCAAGATCCCCTTCGTGCTGTTCCCGTTCTCGACGGGTCTGTCGCGGTCCTACGGCTCAGGCCTTGGGCACATGGGCGGCAACATTGCGGCGGCTTTGACGGCATTGCTGCGCATCTCGATTGACGCTGGCATGGCCGCGAACTACCCAGCGCTCATCAAGGCCAAGGGAACGGGCCGCCAGCTCAGCAATGAGATTGCGTGCCCTCCCGGCAGCGTCATGGAGATCGACACGGGCGGTTTGCCCATCCAGCAAGCCATGATGGGTATGCCCTACAAGGATGCATCTCCGATCGTAGTCGGCCTGATGGATCAAATACGCCAAGTTGGCCAACGCCTGCTCGGCAGTGCCGATCTGCCAGTAGGCGAAGGCAGCGCCGATATCCCTGTTGGAACGATCCTCGCCACCATAGAGCAAGCGCTCAAGGTCATGGCCGGCGCCCACAAGGCGCTACATGCGGCACAGAGCGAGGAGCTTCGGCTTCTAGTCGAGCTGTTCAAAGATGACCCGGAAGCTTTGTGGCGAGGCAACCGGCGTCCCGCCATGGGATCGGACAAGGCGACACGGTTGGCTAAATTCAAGCAAGCAATTGCAAACTCCGACATCGTACCCCAGTCCGATCCCAACGTTCCCTCGGCCATGCACAGGAAGTTGCTGGCACTCGGCTTCAAGCAGCTCACGATGGGTTCGCCCATGTACGATCCCGTCAAGGTGGATCGTTATGTGGCGCGCGAAGCCTATCAGATGGGTGATCAGGAGTTTGACTCGTTCTTGGCGCCGCCACAGCAAGCGCCGCCTGATCCTAAGATGGCCGCGGTCCAGGCAAATCTGCAGGCCAAGCAGTCGGACCAACAGATGAAGGTGCAGCTTGCGGCAATGAATTCGCAGGACAATCAAACCACCGCAGCCTTAAAGGCCAAAGAGCTGGAGATCAAAGGCCACGTCGACGTTCTCAAGCTGCAGAACTCTGCTGCTGATCGCCAGAGCAAAGAGAACTTGGCCATGGTCAATACGGCCGAGAAGATCATCACGGCTACGAGCGTCCACCCTGAAACGGAGGGCGCCGTCGACGATCAGCTCAAGCAGTGGCTACCGCTCATGCAACCGCAGCCACAAACTGCGTCTCCACAGATGAAAGATGGTGGCTCCCCAGAGCGCGTTGCCATGAATACCACGCCGATACCGGGATACCCATCAGAACCATCCCCATCAACTCCAGAGGCGCTCGCCCAGCGAGAAAAGGCTATGGAGTTTCTGCGCCAGCTGCCCGGCCATCGAGACGGCGTAGTAGACCCCATGCAGCGCTATGACTGGTTTTCCCATCGTGAGCCCGAGACCAGAGATTTGATGCTGCAACGAGAACGTGGGATGGCACAAGAACGCCCGTATCCCGGCTATCCGGCGCATCAGAAGGCCGATGGCGGTCCAGTAGAAGATAATTGGGAAGAGCTAGTGCATCCAGTTACGCAGCAGCCGATGGCTCCTGTAGGAGGAATGCAATGAAAATGACCTCGATGGCCCGCACCGGTGCGCATGGCAACCTCAAGCTGCTTGGCAAGTACGGCGGACGCAACAAGGAAAAGCGCTACGCTTACGCTAATGGCGGCGCTGTTCCTGGCGGCGCTCCTCGAAAAGCGTATGCTGATGGCGGCCCCATTGACGGCATGCCGGCTCGCTCCCGCATGGACCGCAAAGGTCCAAAGGGCAAGAAGGGCAACAAGACCACCGTCAATGTGGTCGTAGCTGGAAAGGGCGGACCTGATGCCGCTGGCGCACCGCCTCCGATGCCGATGCCGCCTCCTGGTGCCGGTCCCGGTGGACCTCCTCCTGGCCCTCCAATGCCGCCACCTGGAATGCCGATGCGAGCGCGTGGCGGCCGTATCGCCAATCTTGGCAAGTACGCACATGGCGGGCGGGTGAAAAAGGCTGACGGCGGTTGGACCGGTGAAGGTGATAGCGGCAAGGCAAAGAAAGAGGAATCCGCAGAGCATAGCAATGAGGCATCCCAATCGCGCGGATATAGAAATATACACGGCGCCTTGACGGCAGGCAATATGGGCTTTGCGTCCGTGCCTCCTCTCAAGGGGAAGGCGTCACTTCTAAATCTTGGGCTAGCAGCTGGCAATTCTTTGATATCCAAGAAGCATGCCGATGACGCGAATGCTTCGCAAAAGCGGGCCGATCAGGCTAATCGAGAAGGTGACGAAGCTGAGGGCCGCAAGCGCGGCGGCGCCGTAAAGAAGTACGCCAAGGGTGGCCGCATTCATATGACTGCTGGCGCATGCAGCGGCGAAGGTCGTCTTGAGAAGTCGGAAGAGGTTGAGAAACATCCGGGGCGCTATCGCAAATGAGCCGCAAGACCATCAAGACATCTGACGGCGAAGCCGAGCCCATCGCTAAAGTCTGCGCCAACTGTAGCGGATGGAAGCCGTTGGGTATGGATAAGTTCTTCGGCCATTGTTTGCGCGTCAAGAACTTGCCCGCCCCGCCAATAACGACGGACCTAGCCAGTTGCTCACGGTATGAGCCTTTCGTCTCTTGAAATAAAAGCGTTGCGGGACATAACGACCAAGATCAAGTCCCGCCTCCAAGACGAATACACACACGCAGGCAAGGGAACTGGGGCCGATCCGGTCAACCCAGTCGCCACTGGCTGTCTGTGGATCAGGCGTGCTGCGTTCATTGCTGGGTTGGAAGCTGCGCTGAGTGATTGCGATGAAGTCGAGCGTGAATTGAGCGGTGCGGCACCGAAGAAGAAAAAGGAGACATGATGTCATCGGCATTGTTTGAGCGAAAGACGACGAGTCTTGGGCACGGCGCACGTATGCGCATGGTGCACTTGGAAGACCCCAAGGAGAAGATTTTCAAGGAGTTGGGCGAGGTTCCGCCTGACATCGTCAATCTGCACAAGATTTTGGTGGCGATCTATCTGCGCCCGGACCAAACCGCTGGCGGCATATTCATGACGGGCCGGTCCAAAGATGAGGACGTATTTCAGGGTAAGGTGGGCTTGATTGTTGCCGTGGGTCCGACAGCCTTCGTCGATGATGACGACAACAAATTCAGCGGCCTCCAATACAGCGTCGGCGATTGGGTATGGTTCCGGCCACAGGACGGCGCTCTATGTCAGTTGAACGGCTATCCCTGTCGCATCTTCACGGGTGAGGGGTTGCTGATTGGCAGAATTCCCGATCCAGATTGCGTATGGTGAACCATGGCACGAGATGACGACTTCGCGGTAACGCTCGACGACATTGACGTTGGATATGATCCCGACGGCACGCCCAAGGTCATCCCGGGCAAGCGTGAGCCGGCCAAGGATGATCGGGTTGAGGCGCTAGAGCGCGAGCGTGATGCTAGAGCGGCCGAGGCTGAGCAGGCTACGCGCCGCGCCACCGAGGCTGAAAGGCTGGCAGCCGAGCGGGCGCAAGACAATGTGCGTCTCGGTGCCGGCCTGACCAACGCACATCTGGGCAACGTTGTCGCCAGCATCGATTCCGCGAAGGCGCAGGCTGACAGCGCCGAGCGCGACTATGCGCGAGCCATGGAGGCTGGAGACTACAACCTTGCTGCCAAGGCTCAACGTCTCATGTCGCAGGCCGAGGCTCAGATAGCCCAACGCGAGCGTGAGAAGGGCGAGGTAGAGAGGTGGCTTGCAGACCGTCAATCGCCGCCAGCGACCACGCCAGAGTCCGTACGCGACGAACGTAAGGCGGCCGACCCGCCCAAGCCGGAAGACATCATTGCCCAGATGCCCAAGCGCTCGCGCGAATGGCTGGGCGAGCACATGGAATACGTCACCGACAAGAAGTTGAACGCCAAGCTGCAAGCCGCAGCCTATGAGGCCGAGCACGCCGAAGGTCTCAAGCCGCACACGGCAGAGTTCATCGACTTCTTGGAACAGAAGCTCGGCATGGCCGAGAGGGAGCCAGAAGTGGAAGAAGAGCCTGAAGCAGAGAAACCGAGGGCGCAGCGCGTTGCTTCGGCTCCCGTATCGCGCGGCGGCGGTTCATCCAATGGTGCTGGCACCAACAAGCTACCGCCCCATCTGGTGAAGGTCGCCCGTGACATCGGCTGGAACGGCAAGCTCCCGGCTAGGCTGGCGCGCACGGCCAGAGAGATCGGCTCTGATCCTGTGGCTTATGCGGCTGGCGCACTCCAAGCCATTGCCGATGGCAAGCTAGATCGCAAGTTTCTCAGCTCCGACTACGTTCCAGGCACATAAACATGAGCGAATTGAAAGATGAAGACCTAAAGCCTGGGCTGGCTGATCGTGATCCAGAGCTGAAAGCATGGCTGGACGCGCCAGAACAATCATACAACCGTTTCGACACGGATGAAGCGGCTATGGAGTACGCCAAGAAGCTAGTTGGCGCGAAAGAGAAAATGAAGAGGGATTGACCTATGGCCGTTGCCACCAAAGCAAAGCCTGCCGCTCAACGCTCTGCCCCTAATCGCGCCGCGCCCGCCGCCGCACCTCGAGCCGAGCGCCCATCCAATGTGCCCACTGATCGCGTGGTTGCCATTGGCCGCGACGGCAAGCCCATCTGGCGCAAGGCTCCTGATGATGTGGACAAGTACCACGTACCGGAAGAGATCATCCCTGATGGATGGAAGTATGGATGGCGCCGTGTTTCCGTGTTGGGCCAGCCTGACGTACAACACCAAGTCAACTTGATGCGCAATGGCTGGACGATGGTTCCCGCATCCAGGCATGATGGCCTGTGGCTTCCCTCCGGCTCAACCGGCAATGTCGAGATCGACGGTCTCGCTCTCATGGAAATTCCATTCTCGCTTTGGCAGGAAGCCGAACGCGAGGAAAAGAAGAAGGCCAATGCACAGGTGAATGATTCGCGCCGCTCTGCCGGCATGGCCATCCGCAACAACGACATCGAGAACCCGAACAACCCGCATGCCAAGATTAGCGTCAAGACCGACAGAATGCCGGTCACACGCGAAGGCAATGCGAAATACGACTATACGCTTGACTAAATGATTGCGTGTTGCAGTTGAGTTTGTTATATGTGACGCGCTATTGATTTTATAGCGCTTAGTTGCGCGGCGAGCCGCCGCGAATTGTCCCTCCCCTCTCGCCGGGCGCGAGCTGTGTCAGCCGGGGAGTTGAGCCGCCGAGACTATCCGGCCGTCTTAACTCGCTTACGGGACATCCTCGCTCATGGCGAACACCAACAACCCCTTTGGGTTGCGACAGCTCGGGCTCAACGGCTCGGCTCAAGCACCGACGATGGGTCAAGTCACCTTCAAAAACGGCATTCTATCTACTGATACCAATAAAATTTACTTTCAAGACCCCGTCAAAATGCAGAGTTCCGGCTATATCGCCGATTGGACGGCGACAACTGCCGTTTCTCAGCTCTGGGGTATCTTTATCGGGTGCCGCTATTACTCGTCCAGCCAGAACAACATCCTTTATAGCCCCTACTGGCCTGGCGCCGACGCAGCTTCCGGTACCGTGGATGCCTTCTTAATCCCCGGCATTTTATCGCCCCCGGGTCTGTTCGTCGTCCAGACGGATTCGACTGGTATCACTTTGGCAGACATCGGCGTCAACGCCGACGTTGCCATGGGTACCGGCTCGACCACTGGCGGGTGCTTCTCCGGCGCGTATCTAGATCACACAACGTACACCACCACCGCAACGCTGCCTTTCCGCATCGTCGCTCTGTGGGCGGACTACATGGGCGGTCAGGTCGGTCCCGGCACCGCATCCGGCGCGTACAACTGGGCAGTAGTTGCTCTGAATTCGCAAGGTTCAACTGGTATCTAACCCCTAGAGGCATAGGAAACTGTCATGGCGATCAATCTAGCTCAGATCAGAGATGAGCTTCGCCCCGGCCTCTACGAGGTCGACGGCGAGTATCCGAACATCCCCACGCAGTACAAGCGGGTGTTTAAGTCCAAGGAAAGCACAATGACCGTCGAGCGTAAGGCTCAGATGGCATTCCTTTCCTACGCTCAGCTCAAGCAGGAAGGCGGCGCAACCGAGTTCGATAACTCCGCCGGCCAGCGCGCGATCTACAACGCCGCTACCTACGAGGTGGGTCTCGGCTATGCGTGGACTCGCAAGGCCATTCGCGACAACCTCTATAAGTCGGAGTTCAAGCCGACGAATATGGGTCTGGCGAAGTCGTTCAAGGAGTTTTGGGAATACCAGTGCTTCAACATCTTTAACAACGGCACGACCCAAGACTCCACGATCGGCGGCGATGGCGTGGCATTGTTCTCGACCGCGCATCCTGTAGACCAGTCAACTTGGGCCAACACCTCCACGGTTGCCCAAGACCTGAATGAAGCGTCGCTACTCAACGCGTGCATCAAGATCCGCACGAACTGGGTGGACGAGCGCAACCTCAAGATCAGGGGTCGCCCGCGTTCGGACGGTCTCATGGTGCCGATCGCATTGATTCCCGTGGCCCAGAGGTTGACCAAGAGTGATTTACGACCCTCTACCGCCAACAATGACATCAACGCCATCAACACGATGGAAGGCGGCGTCAAGGACTACATGGCGGTGGACTATCTCACCTCTAACTTCGCCTGGTTCCTGTTGACTGAAAACGACGGGCTCATCTTCTTCGAGCGCGATCCGTTCGAGACTGACATGTGGGTCGACAACATCACTGATAACTTGCTCGTTAAGGGTTATCAGCGAGCCACGCCGACTTACAATGACCCGCGCGTTAGCTGGGGCGAGTTCCCGACCTCTTAAGGAGACCCGATCATGGGCGCTTATACCAATCTGATCGGGGCAGGGTGGGCCGTGAACGGCGCACCCCTTCTTCCCGGTGGTGGATCGATCCCGCTCGGGACGAACTACCTGTTCGTTAGCAGTGTCATCGGAAGCGACGGTAATCCGGGCACTATGGATGCTCCTCTTGCCACCTTAGCCACCGCGATCAGCATGTGTACGGCCAGCTCTGGGTGGATCATCATCCTGATGGCCAGCCATGCCGAGACGATCAGCGCCAATACGTCGTTGGCGTTCAACGTTGCCGGTATCCAGATCATCGGTCTGGGCACGGGCGCAAGTCGGCCGACGTTCACGTTTGACACGGCCAATACCAATCGCATCGCAGTCACTGCCGCCAACATTAAGCTGCAGAATTGCGTGTTCATCGGCAACTTCCTGTCGATCGCAACTCTGTTCTTGGTGGGCGCGGCGCCTGGCTTCATCGTTGATAGTTGCGCGTTCCGTGACACCAGCAACATCAAAGGTTTTCTGTCGATCATCACCACTACAGTCTCGACCAACTCGGATGGCCTGACTTTCACGAACAACGAAGTCATCTCGCTTGCTACCACGACGCCTGGTCCGGCGATCGTGATTCTCAATACCATAGGCCGCGTGAACATCTCGTATAACTACATCCTCCGCAACGTAGCCAACGACAACGTTGCAAACATAGTGTCTCATGCGGCGCTGGTCGTGTCCCAACTGAACTTGGCGTATAACGTAGTCTGGTCAGCCAACGTCGATACGGCTACGGGCGGCTGCCTGCTAACGACGACTGCCACAACTGGCTCCGGCCTGATTTATAATAACTATGTGGCAGGCCTCGATGCGGCAGCGCAGATCATGTTCCCGGCGATTGCCGTCCAGTACGGGGCATTCAACAATCAGTACGCATATCTGACAGGTGCCAAATCTGGCTTCCTGCTGCCGGCCATTGGCCCATAAGAACAGCGAGGGCAAATGTCCAAGTACAGCAATCAAGGCTCGCGTACTCGAGACCTTGGCGGGGGGATTAAAGCCCCCCGCTATGGGGTCAATGACAAGATCGAACGCATGGCGGGCGGCAAAACCACCGGCATCGTCAAACAAGACCAGATGCCCAAGTCCAGCGCTGATCCCGGTGACAAGTTCGACACGGATCACGATTGGAAAGACCGTATCAAGCCGCCATTCAAGCATAAATTCAAGGACTAACACATGGCACGCCCGGTTACCGTTCAGGTGGGGCCGCTTGCGGCTGCATCGACCAGCAAGATTGCTGCGGTGCAGAAACTGGCGGCGACAGGCGGCGGCTACGTCGTTATGAACGGCGCGGCTGGCACGGCTACGGCCAACAACATCGCAACAACTCAGACGCCGGCTGGTGCGGGCGCCATCACTCTGAACGGCACAACGGTCAGCGGCGGCGTTGCCTATCTGGGCACGCCGCAGCGCGTTTATGTCACCACAGTTTCTGACGAGACCGCAAAGACAGCCGTTGTGACGGGCACAATGTACAATGCGACTGGCCCTGGCATTTACATCGTCACAGAAACCATCACTCTGGCCAATGCGTCCGTGACCTCCACCAGCAATCTGTACTGGACTGTCACATCAATCGTGGTTTCCGCCGCGACCACTGGCGCGATCACCGCTGGTGCCTACGGCGCGGCCACGCTGGACACGGCACGGCGTATTCTCTGGACTAGCAGCGGCAGCGACGCTGGCATCACCGCAACCATTATCGGCAACAATGCATCAAGCTATCCGCAGACGGAAGTGCTGACCGGCGGTGCCGCCACGGCGACAAGCAAGCTAGATTTTCTGACGGTCTCGTCAATCCTGCTCTCTGGGGCGGCTGCGGCCAACGTATCCTTTGGCACCAATGGCGTTGCCTCCAGCCCGTGGGCGCAGTTCGACGAGTACAGCGCTATGGGGCCAACAGCGATCCAGGTGGATGGCTCCGGCACGGTCAACTGGACCGTTCAGCAAACTTTGAACGACCCCAATTCCGCAACCGATCCGGTGCTTCCCTACAATGTCGACTGGGTCAGCCATCCCGATAGCGCTTTGGTGGCCAGCACGACCACAACTGGCGTCCAGGGCAACTACGCATACCCGCCGAAGTGGGCGCGCATCACCATGAACAGCAACGGCGGCACAACAGCCTACGCCAAGGCGACGTTCATCCAAAACTACCAGAAGTAAGCCATGTCCGGCCTGATCGACGGCGAATCCATCGCGCTATGCGAGCGGGACAGCGGACTAGCTTGGCTGTTCGGCGGACTTGGCGGCCCAGGTCTAAGCCCAGATCCAGCCACGGAAATGGTGACTGAGGGCGGCGTCGTCATGGTCACTGAGTCAAACGACATCATGCTGACTGAGTAAGTCAGCGCATCGAACTTGCCCAAACCGCGCCCGCAAAGAAACCCACCGAGAACATCAAGTAGACGGCTAATCCGCACCACACAGGAGGCTCCATCATATGACGCAGGATGAATTCAAGGCACAGCTGCAGTCAGCTCAAGACATGCTAACCGCCGTCTCCAACCAGCGCAACGCCTCGCAGAACGAATGCGTGCAGATGGCCGCGCAGATCATGGCGCTCCAACGCAAGGTTGCCGAGCTGGAGGCTAAGGCCAAGGAAGCTTCGGCAGAGCCTGAGTTGCCGCTGTCCAGTAATGGCCATGATACCGCTGAGGCGCACGCGGTACAGTGACCTCGACTGGCACATATGACTACAGCCCGGCAGCCTCTAACCTCGTGTTGGGGGCCTTTGAGCGTTGCGGTATTAGGGCGACGGAAATCACCGCCCAGCACATGGCCAGCGCCCTGCGCGAGAGCAATCTCGTTCAGGTCAAGCTGGCCAACAAGCAGCCGAACTTGTGGACTGAAGAACTCTATTCGGTATCGCTGGTCGAGGCCACCGCAACCTATACGCTCAACGCTCGCCTGATCGCCATCGTCGCCGCCTACATCACGACCACGATCAGCAGCGTTTCGCAGGACCGCATCATCTGGCCGTACAGCTCCTTCGAGTATGCGGCGATCCCAGATAAGACCCAGCAAGCCCCGCCGACTTGCTACTGGTACAACCGCAAGATCACGCCGGAGATCTCGCTTTGGCCAGTCCCAGATGGCGCGGCAACGTACACATTGAACCTGCGCGTATGTAGACAAATCCAAGACGTAGGCTTGGCCAGCGGAACCACGCTGGATATGCCGTATCGCTGGCTGGATGTGTTTACGGCCGATCTGGCGCATCGCCTATCCCGCATCTACGCTCCAGACAAAGAGATGATGCGCAAGGCAGACGCTGACGAGGCATGGGCAGTTGCAGCCACGGAAGACGAGGAGCGGGTGCCGCTCTTTATCCAGGGCAATATGCAGCCCTATTATCAGTGATGCCCGATGGCCTACAGATGGCACCCAAAGAACGCCGAGGTCGATCCTGATAGTCCAAGAGCGTGGGGCACCTGCGATCGTTGCGGATTTGTGTGGAATCTCAATAAGCTAGCGTGGCAGATGGACTATCGGGGTAGCCCGAACCTCATCAACACGCGCATCCTAGTCTGCCCGCCCTGCTACGATCAGCCTCAACCGCAGCTCTCTCCGGTCATCCTCTCCCCCGATCCGCCGCCAATCTACAACGCCAGGCCCGAACCATACGCCATAGACGAAACGTCATGGCTGTCGACGCAGATCGATGAGATCATTGATACCCAGGACGGCGATGACATCATCGTCAACCAGCCAAACCCGTCAAATTCTGCCAACACAGCACCACTAGCGGCAACGGTCGACGGAAACGGTCAAGCCGTCACAACGCTCTATCTCGATCTGTTCAATGGCAATCCAACAGCTGGCGGGTATTCGGTTCTTTCGGCGATCACCGGGTCATCAACCCGAACGAACATCGGCGCTAGCCTAGCCACTACTAACGAGGTCGCTACCAACTTCGAGACGATCGTGGTCTCGACCGGCTCCGCCAGCATCACCAACGTCAATTGGGTTGCGTTCTATGCGGCGTCGTCTGGCGGTTCACCGCTGATGTGGGCACCCGTGTCTGTTGGCTTGACGGGGGGCGTAGCAATCGGAACAGCGGTTCAGTTCAACGCCACTGATCTGGTTATCACGGAAGCCGGCGGCGGCGAGGATATGGTGTCGGAGCTGGGTCTACCCATGCAGAGTCAGTTGACCGGCCAATACATGATCACGGAATAGCGACTTGTCCAACGTCAACATCCTCAACCTGCCCGTCACGACCGGCCTCGATGGCAGTGAGTGGGTGCCGCTGGTGCAGGGGAATACGACTAAGCGATCGCAGGCTTCGCTGTTAAGCGAGGGGGCGCCACAGTCGGCACAATTGGCCCACGCCGCGTATATTGGCCCGGCCTCAGGCGGAAATGCGGCGCCAACGTTTCGTGCCCTCGTTAGCGGAGATTTGCCAATTGATGGCCGGTATCGAGAGCTGCTGCTCGCCAACCGCACCTATTACGTGCGCACAGACGGAGACGACGCGAACAC